GCGTCATCGTCGGAATCGAATCCACGACCGCGAGCGCGGTCGCGGTGCGCTTTTCGAGCGGCGTCGCGTTCGGTGGCAAAAGATCAGGCATAGATCCCGCCGTATTCGATGACGATTTCGTAGCAATACGAGGCCTGCGTCGCGTCGATCGCGATATCGCCAGCGGGCTCGATAAGCTCGGTTTTCGTCAGGCCAGCGGCCTGGCATACGCCTTTGATGCCGGATTCGGCGACGCCCACGCCGAGGCGGCGCACCTTGTCGGCGTAGGCCTGCGCGTTGAGCTGTGCCTGTGCGATCAGCACGTCGGCGCCCACGGCCGAACGCGTGTAGCCCTTCGCGTGGATGCGATAGCGAATGATTTCGCCAGAGCGCACGTCTACGGTGTCATTCATCGGCCGTTGATCTTCGGCGCTCAGGGCATCGCGCACGACGGCGCACAGATCATCGTCAACGGTTCCGTCACCTTCGCGCGAGAGCAGCGTCACGAGTATGTCGCCCGGACGCGGGCGTGTGGCCGTGGCGTCGAGCAGGCGGCCATCGACGGCCAGCGCTTTCGACTCATACGCGGCGGCCGGTCCCGCCACGCTGAAACCCTGTGGCGCGAGCTGCACGCGCAGGCGCAGATCGTCGTTGCTCTCATAGACGGCCGCGATGTTGTTCACGGTGTCGGCGGGCGTGACGAGCAGGCGCACGAGGCCAAAGAGCGCGGCGCGCTGGTCGAGGTCGTTTCCGTTCGCGAAGGCGAGCATCACGGCGCGCACGGCGTCGTTCACGCGCTGGCGCCATACGAGCTCGCGATAGCTGTTTTCCTGCAACAGACGCGCGAGCGGTTCGGATTCGAGCTCGACGGTTGCGGCGATCTCGGCCTGCTCGTCGGCGGGCCAAAGCGCGATCAGCGCGGCCTTGCGCTCGGCGTAGATGGTTTCGAAGTCGAGCACTTCGAGCGCGTCAGGAACTGGCAGACTCGACAGGTCGATGAGAGAGGCAGTCGTCATGCGGCGCTCGTCTGATTGAGGTTCACGCTGGTGCGCACCGCGTCGCCCGATTCGGTCGTATAGCCTTCGAGGTCGATCACCTGCGCGCCGTCGTCGTCGGTCGTGTCGTCGGTGTTGAGCTGCACGCGCGTGAGCACAATGCGCGGCTCCCATTTCAAGATCGCGGTGGCGACGGCCGCATAGAGGCGCGTGCGCGTCGCGCCATTGAACGGCGCGTCGACGAGGTCGGGAATTTCAGAGCCGAACGTGCGACGCTTGACGCACGACGCAAGCGGCGTCGTCAGAATCTTCGCGACGGATTGATAGAGGTGGTTGAGGTCGACGATCGAGCGGCCCGTCGATGCGTTCATGCCTTTCATTGCGGTTCGCTCACGAGTTCGCCGTCGCGCTGCTCGCGGTGCTTGTGATGCGGCAGGCTGATGCCCTTCGATTTCACTTCGCCGTCGAAATCCGCGTCGCCCTTGATCTTCATGACGGAGCCGCCGCCATCGCCTGCCGAACCCGTCATTCCCGACTGAAACTCGAAGGCGCCCTTGACGAGCATCGCGCCCGTAACGGTGGTCTTTTTCGCGTCGAGCGTGATGTCGTCTGCCTGCACGCTCGCGGTCTTCGTCTGCACGTTGACGGCGCCCGGCGCCACGATCAGGACCGTGGCCGCTTCGGGCAGGGCTGCGGTGAGCGTATGCGCGGCGTGGTCGTATTCGAGCGTTGCGCCGTCTGGATAGACGCGCATGTGCTTGTCCGCGCTGTTGCTCGGTGCCGGGAACGTGTCGGAATTGAGGCCCGCGAGCGCGACGCCCTGCGCGGGGTCGCCCATCGGGCAAAAGAGAATGACCTGTTCGCCCTTCGTCAGCGGGTTCCACTCGCGGGTGTTCCCCGCGCGCAGCGTGATGAAGGGAATCCAGTTGGTTTGAAGGCCGGGGCTTTCAGTGTCGTCGGGGTCGCCAACAGAAACGCGGCACGTCGGCGGCGTGCTGGTGAGGTCAACGTCGAACACCGACCCTTTGCGGATCAGGTTGACGATGAGGCGGCGGAATTCGTTGGCGTCCATACCGCTCATGTTGCCGATAGCGCTCGCGCGAGGCGAGCGGCGGTGCATGTGGGCGGGCTGGGTACAAAAAAGCGGGCTGTCTGGCTTAGATACGCAGACCGAGTGTGCCGCGCGTTGGCGTATCCCTCCGTTCGGAAGAGGATACGAGCGACGATGTCGCTAATCGACTGACAACCAGCGCGGCAATTTTAGCTAAATCTTGCCATTTAGACGGACGATTACATCTCTTCTTCTGCGCAGGTTTTTATTTTCCGATCCGAAGTATTCAGATACGAGCTTGTACCCGAAGGAAATCCCTGTGCTGGCGATAGCTGCCCCGGCTGAGAGCAACCCGCTCGTTCCAGTCATCAGATTGGAAACCGTTCCGCTAATAACACCAACACCGAAATCCGAGATGGAAAATTTTGCATATTTTTTTAAGGCTGTGTCTTCCTTCAACTTTGATTCGATGCTAGCAACTTTTTCTCGAATGAGGATCTTCTGATCTTCGTCGTTGCAGTACGCTATATCTGAAATCGTGTCTTTGAGTTGACTTAGTAATTCCGAATCATTTTTTATCGCAACGATTTCGCTCCAAAGAGCGGCCGAGAGATTGGGGACTTTGACGGAACTAACAATCTGGTCACTTCGCGGCCGTATGACTCCGCCAGTTCTCACGTAATCGTAAACGATCCGATCGCCAGGCACCGTATCCAAGAGGCTCGACGAATATTTGCTGGCTACGATGGAGTGAATAAGCCCCATCACCAGAATCTCTGCCTTTTCCCCGAACCACATTGGATCGCCCTTGCGCAATCCATGCGCTAGATTATCCTCGCTAACCTCTATGCCAATCGGGCCAAGGCGCACGCCTGCACAATACTGGTCCTGTTTATACCGTTGCGTAATCTCTTTGATTACTTCCGGCTTCTTCAACAAATCGTCGACCGACTGCTTGAGCAATTCGAGCTCTGGCTCTACTGCCGTCTCCCAAGGCTGAAGCACGATGTGCCCTGCCTCAATCATAGGTCGAAGCTTCTGCAGTTGCGCGACGATGGGCGGGATCGTTTCGTTGAGGAACGAGAGGCGTTCTTGGAGATCAGTAGACCAATAGCTTTTCCACGGCGAGGACACGGACGGAGTCTTGGCGAAGCTCTTGTTCCCGCTTTCCGGCAACCGCTTCCACACGGCTGACGCACGAGGCGCCAACAGACTGTATAGCGGGTCAGGCAACATAACTTGCTGTGAAAACAACAGAGGTAACCCGAGCTCTTCCGCGCGCGTCTTACCTTCGACGATCCTGGTTCCAGTGAAGAGGCTCTGGTTGAACCGCCCGACAGATGGCGGCGCGGCTTTCAAATAGCAATTTTGAATGTCATCTGCCATCTGTCCCACAGCCTTCCGACTGAAAGCTTTGAAATCAAGTTTAGTGCGATCAAGATCCCACTTCTTTATAACGCCAAAGATGTCCATTCCGTCCTGCACCTCACGCCTAGCAAAAGCACCCAATATAACCTGGGAGCGTGGCATGCGAACGGTTGTAACGAGGCGCATCGCAAGGCGCTGGCGAAGTGGCCGTAGTAATGGAGAGCTCGCTTCAACGAACCTTGGCGACGTAGTGTAGAAGCTGATCGCGCAGTAAATCGCGGTCTGCGTCGGTGAATCCGAGCAGCCTGCGCGCGGGATATTGCGCGTTTGGGCCGCCGGGCGCCACGGGAGCGAGCTCGCCGAGCTGGTGAACGCGAGCGATGCGCGCGACCCGGCCAGCGAATCCGAGCGCTAGGCCATCGGCCGTGGCTTCGACCGTCATGTATCGCGCGGTGCGCAGCTTCGCGAACATGGCCGCGCGTTTCACACGGCCCGCCTTGCCGCGCAGGTTCTTGCCTTTGCGCGTCTTGCGTGCGGTGTACTTCGAGCCGTCCGGGTTCTGCTGCGCGCTGATGCGCGCCTGCTGGCTGCGGCGCAGATCGCGCGCCACGTCGAGCATGATCTTGCGCCGCTCGGGTGCCGCGAGCCGCGAAAGCAGCGCACTCGCCCACTGTTCCAGCGCTTGCAGATCATCGCTCACGCTGCGGGTTCCCCGCTATCGCTTCCACTGCTCGCGATTTCTTCCAGCGTTCGCGCAGGCGCATCAGCATGCCACTGCCACGCGACAAATTCAGGCTTCTTCGAGTCGTCAACGTGCGTGATGGTGCGCGTGCCGTCGTCGGCAGTTTTCACGACTACGCTCTCCGTCAGCATCAGCTTGATCGACACGTCGGCCGTCTGATTGTCGAGTATGTCGATTTCATAGGTGATGCCGCGTTCGCGCTCGTCGGGGTTCGTCACGAGTTCGTTTTGATGCTCGCGTACCCATTCCAAAATCGCGACGAAAAGCAGATCGGAGTCGCCCGCGAATTCGAGCAGCAGCACATTGAGCGTGTAGCGATATTCGAACGACAGCGAGCGGCCGGCAGTGGCGGCGAGCAGTCCCGAGTCGATGAATACGGTGAGCTTTTCCGGGTTCGTCGCCACGTCGGGAATCGCGGCTGTGATCGCAGCGCGCAGGCTCGCGGGCTTAATCATGGCCGCCCTTCTCCGCCTGCGCCGTCTCCGCGTCGATCTTCGCCTGCACTTTCGCCTGACAGTCAACGATCATGTCCACCTTGGCCGCGCACAGCGCCCAGGCGCCCTTGACGGTCAGCAGCGCGTGCGCGAGCTCGCCGTTAGTCGTCGGTGCCGTCGCCGGAAGCGTGCAGCGGCTCAGACGCTGGCACTCCTGCACTGAAAGCGTCGGCGCCGGTGGCGGCGGCGCTACCTGACACGCGGATAACGTCAGCAGGCAAAGGGGTATCAGCCCACGAGCGGACAATCGGATTTTCATTGATCACCTTGCGGATATCCTGACGCGCCTGGGCGAGCTTTGCGCCTACGCGGCCGGTTGAGTCGTCGAGCTGCTGCTGTTGCGCGCCCTTCTCTTTCGAATCGTCGCGCAAACCCTTGATCGTCTTGTCGCGGCCCGCAATCTGCTGGCGAGCGTCGTCGAGCTGGTGATTGGTGTCGGCCAGCTCGGCGCGCAGCGCACGCACGTAGAGCACGCCGCCGACGAGCATCGCGCCCGCGATGGCGCACGCGATGAGTTTCGCCACGAGCGCATTCATGCGGCCGCCTGTTCGATGGCGGCGTATTTGTCATACGCGCGGGAGAGCTTCACGTCGTACAGGTTGCGCGCGAAATCCGGCCCGTTGTAGCCCTTCGCGAACGCCGCCCACTTCCGCCCCTTGAGCGCCGCGACGAGCCCACTGTCGGCCGCCACGAAGCGCACGAACGCTTCGAGCTGGTCGGCTTCGCTGTTCTCCATGCGGCTCACGAACTCGTCGATGCTCGCATAGCCCAGCCGTTGCCAGTTTTCGCCCATCACCTGAAAGGCGCCCCAGCTCGCCGACTCATAGGCGGCCGCCGGGTCGATCAGCTCGGCCGACGCGAGGCGCGTATATTCCGCCTGGCCGCCCTGATAGCCGCCGGGCGTCTGCGAAACGATGGTCGGGTATTTGGCCGCGATCGGCGCCGGGTCGATGCCGCGCGCCTTGAGCCGTCGCCAGAAAACATGTCGCTCGAAAAGGATTTTCGGGCGGCCGTCGACGAGGTAGCCCGAGCCGGTCGTTTCGACTTCGTTCACGGCGCGCACGCACGCGAGCGGCACGCCGAGCGTGTCGGCGGCCCGCACGAGGTCGGCGTCGGCGAGGTGCTTCGGATCGCGCTGGCCGGTCGCCACTGCGGCATAGGTTTTCGGGCCTGCAATGCCGTCCACGACGAGGCCGGTTTTCTTCTGCAAGGCCGTCACGGCCGCTTCGGTCGCGGCGTCGTAGACGTGCGAGACGACGAGCGCGTAGCCCGCGCGGATCAGGCGCGATTGCAGCAGGCCAACATCGGCGCCGTGGTCGCCGAGCACATGGGTTTTCATCGGGATTCACTCCGCAGCAGTCGCGCCACGTTGCCGCGCGACGTGAACACAAACAGGGCGAGCAGCATCGACTTGCCCGCGTCGAACAGGCCGACGTGCTTCGCGTGCAATGCGAGCTCGATCGACGAGCCGCCGAGCACGACGACAAGCAGCCACGCGAGCCACGAAACGTGATGCCGGTGGCGCGCGCCGTGGCGGCGATAGAGCAGCAGGCAGGCGACGGCCACGAGCTGCGCCGCGAGTGCGATCAGCGCGAACGTAATGTGCATGTCAGTCCCCCTTGCCCCGATTGAGGAACGCGAGCAGATCGACGGTTTTCACGCGCTCGATCAGTTGCAACGTGACGGTGATGACGAGCGCGGCCGCGAAGAACGCCGCCACGCCCGTGGAATGCACAGGCGTCGCGTTGACGATTTCCGGCGCAGCGATATAGCCCATCACGAGCGAAATCAGCAGGTACGCGAGCCGCCGGAAAATCCCGAGGTCTTTGGACGTGACGACGACGAGCGCGGCGCCCGTGAATGCGCCAATCAGGGCGTTGCCGTCGATGCCGGGCGCGAGCCCGGCGACGCCGATCGCGGCGATCGCTGCGGCGGCGGTGGTATTGGGTTCTGCCATGCGTGCGGCTCCGGTGTCAGTCAAACAGTTGCAGTAGCGTCGAGCTGCTTTGCACCTTGTCGAAATCAGGCAGCTCGACGACGGTGCCGGAAGGCAGCACGACGCCGAGGTCGGCGAGGCCTTCATTCGCTTCAAGCACCGTTTCAACGGTGCCGTCCGTGCGGCCGTAGTAACGCCAGCAGATCGCATCGACGGTATCGCCCTGGCGCGCGACGATCTTCATCAGATCAGCTCGACCGTGGTGCGACGGATGCCGCGAATGTCGGCGAGCGCGATGCGCACATTGCGGCGCGCTTCGCAGATCGTGGCTTCGAGTTCTTCGGCCTTCTGGCCGCCCGATTTCGTCGTGTCGAGGCCGCGATACTGCTCGGTCAGATCAGCGCGCACGAGATTGAACACGGCGCGGCGGTAGCGGATAACGTGCGTGCTCTCGCCGCCGAGCTGCGGCGCGGGCACGGCCACGAGCTCCGCATATCCGGCCGCGAGCTGCGTCACCTGCCACGAGCACAATTCCGCGTTGCAGCTCGCCATCGCGTCGAGCGCCGCCGGGCGCAGGCGCGCGTCGGTCACGTTTCCGTCGATCTTCATCTGCTCGCGCAGCGCGCCGAGCTCGATGTCGGGAAACCAGCCGTCGTTTTCGAGCGTGTCGGCGGGCGCGGGTTGCGCGGTGCCGGTGTCTGCGGTGGCGAGAAAGCTGCTCATTTCAGGGCATGCGACGAGAGGAATAGGTGGCGGTGGACCGGAGTTCGAATCCCGTTGCCGTCAGGTGTTGGGAGTGAACGCCGGTGCCGCCATTGCCGGGGGGGCTCTTTACGTGCGGGCGGCCCGGCGGCCGTCCGCATCTTCCACCTGCGTTTGCAGGCGGTTGATGTTCTGTTTCACTCCGGCGCGTGCGTCGAGCTTCAATGCCGTTTCGAGGCATTGCAGGGCAGCACGCGCGCGGCCATAGTCGGTCAGATCGTCGAGGCTGTCGTCGCCGATCGCCTTCATGCACGCGAGGCCGAGCGCCTTATTCAGCTTCGCGCGAATCTGGTCGTGCATGTCCGTGCCTTCGGTCAGCTCGCGCACTTCGTTGAGCTGGTCCGCGTCGAACGTGCCGCCGTCGCGCAGCTCGGCAAGTGCCGCGTCGGCGAACTGCTCGGCGAGCACGGCGGCCGTGCTGCGCTCGTAGCGCGCGGGCAGCGCCAGCCCGTGTTGCAGCGCATAGCGCGCGATTTCGAGCGCGCCGCCGTAGTCGGTGGTATCGATGCGCCAGATCATCACCGTGGTCAGCACTTCGTCCTGCGCGCCCCGCCCGCCCTTGAGCGAGCCGGTCACATAGTCCGCATACTCGGGCAGCACTTCGCGTTTCACGTCGATCTTGCGGGCGACAGACTGAATCGCATGCAGTCGGCGGATATCGGTGAGCAGCTTCGCAAGCATGAGCTCGTACTGGCTCGCGCCTGCCAGCGACTGGCCGGGCGCCGCCGAAGCGGCCGCGCGTTCGGCGCGAATGCGTGCCTGGTGTCGGCGTGCGGGGCTCGTCATGGTCAGGCCGCCGCCGCCATTGCGATGTTCTCGACGACAGCGCCGCAGCCGTAATCCTCGACCACATACGCTTCGTTGCTCGACTCGTAGTTTTCAATCTGGTCGCGCTTCGGGTTGTCGATCACCGAACGACGGCGGCCGCCGTTCTGGTAGTAAATCGACAGGTTGTCGAGGCGCGTGATCAGCATCTTGTCGGCGGGCATGAACGGCGCGCTCACAGCCTGCTTGCCGCCGATGCGCTTGCCGCTGATGACCAGATCGAGCGCGGCCTGTTCGGTCGCGACGTTCGCGCTGCTCACGAGCGGGAAATACTTGTCGTGCAGCAGCGAACTGCCGAGCACGACGACGACGGACGGATCGTCGCGATACCACTCGTCGAGCAGTTGCAGCGCGTCGAGCACGAGCGCGTCGAGATTCTTGAAGTCGCCGCCGGTGCCGACCGTGACCTTCTTCGAGCCTTCGGCCACTTCATTCAGCACGCGATCGGGCGCGTTGTCGCGGAACTTCTGGAGCCAGCCCTTGTTCACGTCCTGCAAGAGCGGGTTATTTGCGCGGTCCGACGTCGCGACGCGGCTCGTGCCGTTGAAGCCGATGCAGATGCGATCGAGCGCGGTGCGCGTGAGAATCGCGTCGCGAATGATGGTCTGGAATTCCGGCTTGTGCGCCCACGCATCGAGACGCGCATACGACAGCGCCGTGTCGAAATTCGTCTGCGTGCAGAAGTAGCCGCTGTCGTCGAGGCTCGCCGGATCGACCGGCGTGCGGTCTTTCGTGCTCGTGTCGGTCGTGCTCGCGATCGGTGCGCCGATGCCGAGGCCGATCTTG